GATATTGCAGATCATTCAGAAGAAAGACCAAGACCTACTGTTTGGAGTTATTAAATGGCAAGAGCAACTGTAGCAGAAATAGATAAGCGTTTAAGTTCTCACGAAGCTGCTTGTGAACAGCGTTGGAAAGAAAACTATAGACGTTTGGATGCTATTGAAAATGCTATAACTTCAGTTAATAAAACCATAAGAAACACGCTAATATTTGTTTTGACAATATTTTTAGGAGTTACTGGTTTTTTATTACAAGAAGTTATTTATCAAGCTATCTCATAAATTATGCCTTCACAAAAAGAAATATTAGAAGCCAATGAAGCAGAAGTTATTTTAAATAGCGAAGTATTTAAAAAAGCTGTTGCGCACCTCAAAGAAGAATATATGCAAAAGTGGGAAAACTCCTCTGAAGCTGATAGCAGTTTTAGAGAAGATTTACACAAAGCTATCAGAATTTTGCCAGAAGTAGAAAAACATCTAAGGATTATTATTGAAAAAGGCAGAATAACTAAAACTCAATTAGACAAGATAAGAAGCATAACTAGATAATAATTCTTGAGCTTTCCTGGTCTTTTAGAGTAAAATTTGAACATTATTTACTATATGAGGTAAAAACATGGCAACACCGGAAAAACCGACTGCATTACAAACTAATTTACAACAGGCAGAACAAGCATTTTCTAACTTACTGACTCCTGAAGAAGAAGCACCAGTTGAAGAAAATGAAGAGCTTGTTGAAGAAGCTGTAGAAGAAACTGAAGAAGTAACTGAGGAAACAGAAGTTGAATTAGAAGCTACTGAAGAAATCGAAGAAACAGATGAAGAAGTTCTTGAAGAAGATCAAGACGAGTCAATAGAAGATCAAGTAGAGCATGAGGAGAGCGAACAACCTGAGCTTTATACTGTCAAACAAAATGGTATAGAAACTCAAGTTACCCTCGAAGAACTCCAAAATGGTTACAGTCGTCAGCAAGACTATACACGCAAGACTCAAGAATTGGCTAATCAACGTAAAGAGATTGAAAGCCAACAAGCAGAGTTAAAGCAAAAAGACGAAGTTTATAGGGATTTATTACCTAAACTTGAAGCTAGTTTAGAAGCCGAATTAGGCAAAGAGCCTGATTGGAAACAGCTATATGAAAATGATCCCATAGCTTATGTTCGTGAAAAAGATGTTTGGAACGAAAAAAAGAAACAACTGGAAGCTACAAAAGCTGAACAGCAAAGACTCAAAGATGAGGAAATTGCAAAACAGCGAGAACAAATAGAGCAATTTATTCAGTTCGGCAACCAGGAGTTATTAAAAAAAGTTCCGGAATGGAAAGATACCGAAAAAGCTAATTCTGAAAAGATAGCTATTAGGGATTATGCTATTAACTCATTAGGTTTCACAGCAGAAGAAATGGATCAAGTTTATGACTACAGAATTTTATTAGGTTTAAGAAATTCTTGGTTGCATGATAAAACTGTAAAAGCAACAAAGAAAAAACCAACACAAAAATCTGCGGCCAGAGTAGCTAGGCCTGGAACTGCAAATCAAGTTAGAAAATCAACTCCTTTAAAACAGTCTAAACAGAGGTTAGCTAAATCTGGCAAAGTCCAAGATGCGGCTAAAGTTTTTGAAAATTTAATTTAATTTCTAGCGAAAGCTAGAGGAGTATGAAAAATGGCTAAAGTTACAAATGCCTTTGATACTTATACTGCGACTGCTGACAGAGAAGAATTAAGCGATGTTATTTATAACATCTCTCCAACAGCAACTCCGGTAATGAGTGCCATAGGAAGAAATAACGTAAGTAATGTGCAGTTTGATTGGCAAGTAGAATCTTTGCCAACTCCAAGTGCAACAGGGAAACTTGAAGGTTTTGAACTTTCAAGAGCAGCTTCGACTGCTACAACTAGAGTGAGCAATATCTGTATGATTTCAAGCAGAGATGCAACAGTTACAGGCTCACAAAATGCTTCTGATGCTGCTGGCAAAAGAAGTGAAATGGCGCATCAATTAGCTCTTATGGCTAAAGCGTTGAAAAGAGATATGGAAGAAGCCTTAACTCAAAACAACGCAAAAGCAGCCGGTAACGCTACTACTGCTAGGCAAACAGGTGGTTTAGAAACTTGGATCACTACTAACAAGTCTATCGGTACTAATGGTGTTTATGGCGGTAGTGGTGCAGCTACTACTAATGGAACGCAAAGAGCTATAACTGAAGCTCTTGTTAAGACTGTTCAACAGTCTTGTTTCACTAATGGTGGAGAGCCATCATTATTAGTTGTTGGCCCTCATGTAAAATCAGTTGTATCTGGTTTTACTGGCAGAAGTTCAGCTAGACAGTTTGTAGATGCTAATACTATTGAAGCATCTGTATCTATCTACTCTGGCGACTTTGGAGAACTACAAGTAGTTCCTTCAAACAGAAGTAGAGGTAGAACTGCCTTACTATTAGATCCTGAGTATGCAAAAGTTTCTTATCTTAGAGATTTTGAAACTATCGACATCTCAACTATTGGTGATGCTGAAACTAAAATGATAGTTGTCGAATATGGTTTAGAAGTGAGCAACGAAGCTGCTCATGGTGCTGTGTACGACTTATCAACATCATAAGTTTAATTAAGGGGGGCGCTTAGTCGCCCCTCTTTTTTAAAATGGCAAGAAGAACAGTAATAGACTCAAGAACAAACTTTGTTAGCGAATTTGCTACCGAAGATGATAAGTTTGTTTATCACACTAAACAAAACGTAGCGCCAATATTAAAGCACGTTAAAGACTTACAAGAATTTAAACCAGGTAAAGAATTACGTCATGTTGCGGAAGTACCTATGGTAATATATCAAAAAGCTATACGAGAAGGTTGGGCGAACGACAAAGCCAAATGGAAAAAATGGTTAAACGATCCCAACAATAAACTTTTCAGAACTTGGCAAGGTAAAGTATGACGTACGATGAACTAAAAACACAGATAGCAGATTTTTTAAATAGAAGTGATTTGACTTCTAAACTTGACTCTTTTATTGATATTACTGAAGGAGAACTAAACAGAAGATTAAGAACAAAAGATATGGTAATAAGAGCCAATGCAGTTGCAGATGGTCAATATCTTTCTTTACCTTCAGATTGGCTAGAAGCTATAAATATAGAAATTACATCTAGCGACTTTACACCTTTACTACAACAGTCTATTGAGTCTTTAGATGTTTATAGGAAGGCTAATGACAATACTTCTGGACAACCGGTTTATTTTGCTATTGTTGATAAAACTTTAGAATTAGCACCTACACCTGATAAAGATTATACTTTACAATTAACTTATTATGGCTCGATACCAGCTTTAAGTAGCACAAACACTACTAATTTTGTATCGACCGGACATCCAGACGTTTATTTGTATGGTTGTCTAAAACACGCTTCTATTTATTTAATGGAAGATGAACGTGTAAGTATGTTTTCTCAGTTGTTTGAAAAAGCATTAGAGGAAATGAGAATGGAACAAGAACGTGCTGAATTTGGCAAAGGATCTTTAATACCGAGAAGAAGAACTTATGGCAAAGCACACAAAACAACTTATCATTTAAAGAATTGAGGTAAGACATGGCAGCATTTAGTGATTATTTAGAAAACAAGGTATTAGGCCATGTTTTTGGTGGTACTGCTTATACAGCACCATCTACTTTATATGTAGCTCTTTATACAGTAGCACCATCTGATACTGGTGGTGGTACAGAAGTTTCTGGCGGTGGATATGCTAGACAAACTTCTACTTTTACTGTTTCTGGCACAAATCCAACCGAAGCTACTAATGCTTCAGCTATTGAATATCCTGAAGCAACAGCAAACTATGGAACTGTAGTTGCAGTTGGTGTATTTGATGCTTTAACAAGCGGTAATTTACTTGCATATTCTACGCTTACAGCATCTAAAACTATCGACTCTGGAGATGTTTTCCGAATAAACGCAGGAAATTTAGACATTACTCTAGCGTAACATCATGGCCACTATAGGCTACAACGAAGGTTACTACAGCAGATCAAAATGGAATGATTTAGCTTTTCAAGGAGAAGCTGAAATAAATGCTGTTAGCAACATGGTTGCAGTTGGAAGCGTTATAGTAGGCGGACAAAGTACAATACCTGCGGTTTCTTCTTTTTCTTCTGAAGGAACAAAAATATTTTTAGGTACAGCTAATATACAAGGTACAAGTAATTTTTCTTCAGAAGGTACACAAATATTTACAGGCCAGGTAACTATGAGCGCAGTTTCACACTCAAGTTCAAGAGGACAATTTATAGTTAGCGCAAATTCAACAATAAATGCTGTTTCAAATTTCAATTCGTTTGGCTCAAAAGTAAATTTTGCTCAAGCGACTATAGCTGCAATCGCTAGTTTTAGTTCTATCGGTGGGTTAAAATGGACAGACCAAAATGTTGCAGCAGATACTTGGACAGAACAAAATGTTTCTAATGCTAATTGGACTAACGAAACAAATCCAAGTACAACCTGGACAGAATTAGACAAACAAGAGGTTTCATAACATGGCAGATACGTTCACAACCAATCTTAATCTTACTAAGCCAGAGCCAGGTGCGGCAGAAAATACTTGGGGTATTTCTTTGAATTCTAATTTGGATGCTTTAGATGCAATATTTAGCGGAACAGGCACAGCAATTTCTTTGAACATAGATGGTGGAGATATTGCTTCTGCTGTTGTAATAAATAAATCGCCAACTGTTACTTTAACTGGAGATGTTACTGGATCTGGTACTTTAAATAATTTAGCAAATGTTTCTATAGCATTGTCTTTATCTAGCTCAATAAGTCCAACTTTTCAAAATTTAACATTGTCTGGAAACGACTCTATTAAAGTGCCTGCAGGAACTACAGCGCAAAGAAACGCATCTGCTGTTAATGGAATGTTTAGATACAACTCCACAACAAATGAATTTGAAGGGTATCAAAACAACGCTTGGGGCGCTGTTGGTGGTGGAACTACTATTAATAATAATGCTGATAACAGAATAATTACTGGAAGCTCGACAGCAGACACTTTAGAAGCTGAAACAGGCCTCACTTATAATGCCGGAACTCTAGCTCAAGGATCAGGAGATTTTACATTAGATGTTCCTGGAAACATTATTCTTGATGCTGATGGCACAACCATATCTTTAAAAGATGGTGGCACAGAAATAGGCCAGATTGGTTTAGATAGTGCTGGTCTTGTTATGACAGTAGTAGGCGCAGACAAAGATTTTTTTGTATCAGGAGATGATGGTGGTACAGCTATTACAGCATTTAGAGCGGATATGTCTGATGCAGGAAGAATACTTGCTTATGGTGGAATTAATATAGAAGCTAATACAGATATTAGCTTTACATCTGGAAATTGGTCTGGAGAAAAAAATGCAAAAATTCAATTTCATGGCAATCAACTTTATATCCAATATCAAGACAATATATATATAAGAAACTCATCTGGTAATGATAGAGTTCAAATAACTAATGCAGGAAATATTACAACAGAAGGAAATATTACTGCTTTTGGTAGTGTTTCTGATGAAAGACTAAAAGAAAACATAGAAGTCATAGAAAATTCTGTTGAAAAAATAAAAAAATTAAAAGGCGTTACTTTTACTTATAAAAAAGATAAAAAGAAAGGCACAGGTTTAATAGCACAAGATTTGCAAAAAGTATTACCAGAAGCGGTTTATACTACTGAAACTATAGCTGATGAAGTAAATGGTCAAAAGTCAAACGAGCATTTAGCCATTCATTATGGCAACACAGTAGGATTGTTAGTAGAAGCTATTAAAGAATTAGAAGCTAGAATAAAAGAATTAGAGGATAAATAATGGCTACTCCAAGTTCAGGTGCTATAAGCCTAGATCAAATTCATGTTGTAGCTGGTGGTACTACAGGTACAACTTGTTCGATTAATGATGCAGACATAAGATCTCTTGCAAATTTAAGTAATAACGCTACTGCAAGTTTTGACACTTATTACAACCGAGCTGCAGATGCTTCTATAACTATGACTGTAGGAGATAGACAAGTTACTACATCTGGTCAATATACTTCAACGACTACTATTTGGAGAGGATATTGGGGGGGAACATTTGTATCAGGCGTATCATCTCCTAGTGGTGGTGCATTTGGTTCTTTATCGCCTTCATCTGCTTCTGATTATTTAGGCGGCATTACAATTCAAATTATACAAACAAGAGGTGTTTCAGGCGGTACAACGAGTAACTTAACTATAGCGGTCAAAGGTGTTGTGGCTAATAACGACAATGCTTTTAAAAGTGTAGTTATTAATGGCACTACTTATAACAGAACTGGCTTTACATACTTAGAGTCAGTAGGAGATACATCATGGGCTTTGTCATACACACAACAACCGCAACCTTTAAATACTTTGCCTTATCCCCCTTTTGGAGATGATGGCGATAGTAACACTATTACTTTTAGAAGAAGAATATGAGCCAAATTGAACTAGAAAAATCTCACACAGCAAACATAGGAACAAGTAACGATATTGATGAAAATAACAAACCTTTTAATAAATTAACCATTAATGTTACACATCCAGTTACTAAAAATAATTGTTATATGGAGTACAGCAAACAAGATAGTCAAAATCTTTTAATAGAAAAAGAAAATAAAGTTTATGTTGAAGAAGATGATGTTAAATATTTAAAAAACTTATGGGAAGCACACGAATATAGTTTTTTTTTAGAAACATCAACATTAGTACAAGCAAGTGAAGGAGATTTAGGAGAAGGTATTGAAGAAGATTTTACTGTTCCTAAAAGCACAAAAACTTATGATGAAGTTTATGTAAATAAAAAATTAGTTAGAACTGATTACAATATTGGATTACATCAAGCTCAACCACTAATAGATGAAGTAGAAAAGGTTTTTGGCAAGGATCAAGAATGGAAAGGCAATAGATTTAACATTATAGGTACTTATACAGCGCATGAGGAAGCGCCTTTAAGACCGCCTTATACACATGAAAAAACTTATAGTTGGTACAATGTTTATAATTTGCCTTCGCAAGAATTATTAGATGAATTTAAAGTGCCTGATGTTGGTTATAAATATCATGTTTGGCACTCTATAAAATACAATACTGTTACTGCAAAAAAACAGTTGAAACTTGTTATTGAAGATAATGAACTTACAAGTAATTATCAAGAACATCCTAATACCTTTATTCCTAGACCAGAAGTGCCTGTATATTCTCCAAAATATCGTTCTTTCTTTTTTGCAAAAATATTTAACGAAGATGGTACAGAAGCAGATCAATACGATGTTTTTTTTGTAACTACGAAAGAAATTATGAAAGAGTTTTGTGAAGAAAAAGGTTTGTCTTTTCCTATGCCAGAAAGCAGAGAAGATGATTTTGTTTGGATTTATGGACTTGTCTATGATAAAAATACTTTAGAAATACAACAAGTTAAAGGATATGTCCGCTATCCTACAGAAGAAGGCGAATGGCTCTAAAGCTAGATACAAAACAAATTGATAAAAAATTCTATAAAAAAATAGAAGAAGAAAAAATTTTAAGAAAACAATTTGTAAAAAAATTTCATAACTAAGATATAATTTAAAATTATGGCAGATACATTTACCACAAATCTAAACCTTACAAAGCCTGAAGTTGGGGCCAGTACAAACACATGGGGCGGAAAAATAAATAATGATCTGGATGCAGTCGATGGTATTTTTAATTCTGGCGGTGATGGAACTTCTGTTGGCTTAAATGTAGGTTCAGGTAAAACTTTAAAAGTTGGCGGTATATTAGATGTAGATGGTCAGATTGACTGTGAAGGTGGAACTATTGATAACACTACTATTGGCGCAAGTACAGCAGCGCCAGGAAGTTTTACTACTCTAAATTCTAATGGCCTTGCTACCTTACAATCTATAAGTTGTCCTGGCACAGCTACTTTAACAACAGTAGATATAGATGGCGGTGCAATAGATGGCACACCAATAGGCGCAAATTCCGCTAGTACAGTCGCAGCAACAACTGTAACTGCTTCATCACACATCAATACTACAGGTGGACAAGTTCAAGTAAATGGCACGAATATTTTTGAAAAAATATATCCAGTAGGTTCAATTTACATAAATGCAACAAACAGCACTAATCCTGGAACTTTATTAGGTTTTGGCACATGGACAGCTTTTGGACAAAGTAGAGTTTTAGTAGGTGCAGAGTCAGGCGTATTATCTGCTGGAGTAACATTTGGTGCAAACGAACACAGTCAAACTTTATCTGTTTCTCAATTACCGGCACACAAACACGCATCGCCAAACTCTGATTGTCAAAACTATAATTCTGTTCAAGGTTACACTAATAATAATCAACCGCTTAACAGATGGTGTGATACTGATGGTATAGCTTCTAATGCACCAGCACCAACAACAGGCTCAACAATCTATAACACATCTGGAACAGCGCAAACTCAATCACAATTAACAACAGATGCTAGACAACCTTCTATCGTTGTTTATATGTGGCAAAGAACAGCATAGCAAAGGTAATATATGGCCTTAGTAGAAATAACACCGCCTGCCGGAATAGTAAAAAATGGTACAGATTACGCCAACAAAGGTCGTTTTGTTGATGGCGATTTAGTTCGTTTTGAAAATGGGTATTTAAAACCTTTGGGCGGTTGGACACTATTTAGGCAAAATCCGGTTGGTACTTTTTTTTCTGCTACAGTAACAACAACTGCATCTAGCTCAACTTTAACTATTACAACTTCTTCTGCGCATGGCCTGTTAGCTAGTGCAAAAATATTTTTAGAAGATTTTGTTGCAACAGGCGGTTTAACAGCAGCTCAAATTAATGGCGAATACACTATAGCTACTGTACCTTCTACAACAACTTTAACTATTACTTCTAGCGGTACTGCAACTGCAACAGCTACTTCAGCTTCAGCAAGAATTATAGAGCCTGCTGTTCCTATAGGTATGTATTCTTATAAAGCTAATAATGGCGAAGAAATTTTAGCTATCGGCACAAGATCAGGCGTAAATGTTTTATATGACAATAATTGGTACGATGTAACTCCAGTAGGTTTTGTTGGCGATGATGTAATAACATCTTTAGGTTATGGGGCCTTTCACTATGGAGTCGAAGATTGGGGAGATGCAAGAAGCACATCTGGAATACAATTTGATACCAAAAGTTTTTCTTTTGATAACTGGGGAGAAGATTTAATTTTTTGCCATCCAGCAGATGGCAAAATATATCAATGGCGACCAAACACAGCAACAGCGAGTCCAGACACAATAGCAACTGCAATTTCTGGCGCACCTACAGGTTGTCAAGGAATTATAGTAAGTAATGAAAGGCATTTGATAGCTTTAGGATCTAGTGGCGATCCTAGAAGAATAGCCTGGTCTGATAGAGAAGATAATACTACTTGGACTGCTTCTGCCAGAAATACAGC